GACCGGCCTGGCCAAAAAACTCTAAATCGTCATTTGACAAACTGACAATCCAAGCCAAATCAGTCGATCCCAAATTGGCACCCGCAAAACTAAATATCGTCGCAGAACTACCTCGTGCGACTTCTACGGGATTTACGAGATCTTTGCTTTCTAGTATCATATCATAGTCTACTTCAGAAGCGCTTTTGGGGAGTCTCGCACCTGACACTTTGTATTCATAAATTCTATCTTCTTTGACCAAATCGTCTAAGAAAATGTAGATATTATTCTCATTTATGTCGGTGAATCCAAGAGTGTTCCGAATATAGTCGATAAAATGTCCTCTTTCTTCTTCTAGACTTTGAGTGTCCAAGAACAGTATTCTTTCAAAATCTGCGGCTGATTTAAAGACATTTCTCTTGAATAATTCATAGTGTGTAGAATCGTAATATTTCTCCCAAACCACCAAAATTCCGGCCCGTTTACCTTCAACGATATATTCTGCCGTGAACAAAATATCCGGCTCGTCCGAGATATAGTTCTTCGCAAACCTTTCAAAATTAGGTTTTACGGTTGCTTGAAAATTGGCAGAATTAATGTGACCCGCAGGATAAAAAACCTCCTTGATGGAAGGTTTTGGATTTAACTCTGTTAAAAGTGTGGGCATTTATATGGTCAACCTTGCAATGAAATATTTAGATTCTCTATTTAGTGCATCTACAGATTTTATTCTGTAAATATAAGTATATCCAGGCTTAATATTCCTGTCAAAAAACTCAAGATCAAAATAAGATTTTCCAATACACTCAAACGTGTCATACAAAGAATCTACCTTTCTTTCGATAACGAAATAATCTCCCGCACGCTTCACGGGGTCTATAGTCCACGACAACCTACAGATTAGCGGACGAATCTTAGTGTTCAAAACTTCAGCCTTAAACATCAAGGGATCTGACAATTCGGATATGGTAGATACCTCAAACTCTTTCGTATAATTGCTCTCTTCTCCGACCTCAGAAACGGCAGCTACTCTGTAATAGTATATATCATTTTCATTGAGAAACGCCGGAACGCCAAATGGCCTCTTACCCTTTTCCGACAATATTATAGAACCATCTTTATTGTCACTATTTTGCTTTTTAGAGGCATTGTCCTCTGTTTTTTGAAGAGTCAACATAAGCGCATCTAGCGCATTTTCTTCGTCAATTAAAAATGTATTTGCGGTGAGAGGAAATGTTTCATACACTATCTCGCCAAGGCGTCTTCTCTGTATTTTGTATAGATATTTATTTGTAGTATCGGCGGTACGAGTTCTCAATTCTGATTGCGTATACAAATTGACCAGATTATCGTCTTCCCATGAAATTTGCACCCTAAAAGGATTACCACGCAAGATTTCAGATCGTAGATTAATGGGCGTTCTAAGCGATTTTTTGCCAGTAGCCTTAATCAAATTTAATGCATATGGACTGATATTTCCAAACAGATCACTTCCGTACACTCGATATTGATAGATATGATTTGCCGCAACCGTATTATCTAGAAATACAATTTCTGAGCCTGCTGCTCTCTTATTGAGAAAATCTCTACTAGTAGAGATCTTTACATCAAAAATGCTCCTTGATTTATTCACAAAGAATTTATTAGATTTCCATCCGGTACCGCCGTAATTAGAGTCTCTACCAGGAACCGAGAAATCTCTATCGTGAGTAGTCAAATCTCGTCTTTCGAGGACAAAGAAAGAAACCAAGGGATCATTCGAGTGCATAATGACCTTAATATAATTAGAATTTTGGTCTTGAACGACCGACAATACAGGTATTTTTAGGTTATTTGACCGACTTTGTGGAGTAATTTTCTGCACGCTTGAAACTACTTTTATTTCAGTAGGCTGAGAAATCGTACCATAGATATTCTGTGCAAATATACGATAAGTATAAGATTTTCCATAGTTGACGGTGCCATCAATTATCGTAATAGAGTCGTTCACGTTTTCAACAGAGGCCACTCGTTCAAATGCGATTTCATTTTCAGCTTTTCGATAAACAAGCATTCTGCCGATATTGTCTTTTGCCAGCACACAGGCTCTGACTTGTATTTCGTTCTCACTTAATTGTTTTGCAGTTAGCTGATAAGGAGCGTTAACGCCAGACAGATCCTCTATCGTAACCTCTATAGAGTTAGAACGAACACTTTCTTGAAAATCCTTCGTCACAGACGTAATATAATATTCGAACACCTCACCATATCCCACTTTCTTGTCTCGATACAGCAAATCAATAGATTCTCTATTTATGACTCGCAAAAACTTCTTCTTTCCTTCCTCCAGAAACTCAGCACAATCAACATAAGCGACCTTCTCAATCTTTCGTCCAGCTACGAGGTCATTAATTTGCGACTGCACCGACAACGCTGTCGGTTCATTAAGTCCAGAATTGACCCTATTCCACACACTTCGCCCCAAAAAGGTCTCATTTCTCTTAATCGCGTCCTGTTGCAAAACACTCAAATTGTTGTTCAAAATATTGCCGGGAATTAGACTTCGTCGTATGTTGGGAATGGCCTTTCTCTCTTGCGAAAAGTTACCTTTTTGAATGGTTTTTCTGGATATTCTATCAAAACCTGCCCGAGAAAATGAAGGCATTGTTTCATCCAGATCTAACTTAGAAAATCTTCTTCTATAGACGTTAAATCCTATTATACCTGCCACGTCGATGTCGTATCTAGCCACTTTCCAATGTAGCTCTACGTAGGGGTTGTCTATTCCATCTTTTAGGATCTCTATCAAATACAAATCTGGGGTTGATACTTGCGGCTGAGACTGTACTCTTGGGTCTTTTCCTAGAGAAAATACCGTCGAACGAACCTCTATTTCGTTGGTTGTGGGATCTTCTTCTTGGCGTCTTTTGTCGAGCTGTTTATCAAGCGCATCTATATCTATGGAGACGCTAATGTCTTTGGTAGAGCCCATTTATTTATCTATTTCTAGCGTTAAATAACTAGAAAATCCTTCTTGTATTGTCTCGTCGTTTAATGGATCTTGAACATTTTCTTGAATGACCTTTGTCAATACGCCGTCTGACCCGCTCTCAAATATTTCAACCAAAAAACCACTTCTCGCAATAACTTCGCCAGCACTTGTCTTTAGTCCAAAATTGATGGTCTTTCTGTCGATTCCGGTAATGATTTCTACCTCTTTTTTGATGCTCGAAAGAGGAATTGTTTCGAATTCTTCGACAGGAGCACTAGGCGTTTGCGGTGGCGATATAGGCAACATAGTTTTCGAGGGGGCGGCTTCCGGAGGTCTAGTGCCAGCAGCGATGTCATGCGCTTTTTGTAGTGCCGCCGCTACGTCGGCAGCTTGCCGTTCATCTTCCATCAATGTCGCCATCACTCCCGTATTGACGCCAAGAATCCGATTAGCTCCCATGGCCACCGAATTCTTCGTAACCGACATCCCAACCACACTTTTTCCCAAAGACAAATTGTTTTCAAACGCAGTGGTGCGCTGAGCTGCTACATACTCGTCAATCTTGTCGGCTCGTGTGGTTGTTGGCACGGTCGCTCTAGCAATTACATCAATTGGCTTGGTAATCCTATTCTTTCGCTTTGTATACGTCGTGAGATAGTCTATAAGATATTCCCTGGCTAGCGGAATCGTTTGAGTATCGTCTATTCCGACATTGAATTCAGGCAATACTTTATTTCCAGCCGGAATAGTATACAAAAATGTCTGTAAATCAACACTTTTGTTAGAATTCATAGAATTTGTTCTTTGATCGGCTTCGAATGAAAGATTCTTGTGTACATAATCATCCGTACTCATACCTGTAGAGCTAGACGCCACCAAAGAACCACTATAATCTATACCTGCATCGGAAAAAGCATAGTATTCAAACTTCAATTGATTTTTAGATAGTAATTCCTTGCCCTTATCTGTCAAAACAAGGTCGATGATTCGTTCTTTCCGATCCAAAAGCGCGATTTTAGTCATCCTCCAATATAAATAATCTAAAATTTTTAGATTTTTTGTGCCGCAAAAAAGAACTATAACTAATATTATTTTGAATAGAAAATTCCTCTATCTTCTTTATGCCCACCACCCGCAAACATTGATCGGTTAGAGTGTCAACAATTAGATATTGTCTATTTGGCCTTTTGTAAAAAGTTATTCCACTGTTCCATGCTTTTTTGCCAAAACGGGGATTCTTATCTCCAATCCTATGTCTATTCATTTCTGATATATCGGGCCTCGCCGCACCGTACAAAGGATGATTCGCCCCGGAATTATCCCAATGATTATCAGACATTTTTTGTCTCTCTTCTTTGGTTCTAGATATACCTTTATTCCACGGAGTCCTACCACCTTGATACTGTCTGATGGCCGATTGCGACATCTTTATTTTTGTTTCTTCGCTCCGGGCACTTCCTCCTTCGCCTCCAGTTGTCGAATTATAGCCCCTATCGCACGAATCAAAAGTATAAATTGCACACATCTCTGCTATATCTAAACGATTTTCGGGGATATCTTTATATATAATTTCCCAATTAAAATTATCCCAACCATATTTACGAATAGCATTATAAAATTTAGAATTATGTTGCGCAGGGATGGTCCGACGCGATTCTGATAAATGTTCTATCTTTCTTCTGCTAAAATTAATAGTTTGACCAATATAACATTTATTATTGACCACATTGGTGGCTTTATATATTATACCAAATCTCATAATTGTCTCTTTTATAATTACTTCTTCACGGCAGATTCCAGAAGAGATATTCTACTTTCTAAATTATCAATGATTACTTGCTGTTCCTGAACGGCCTTTACTAAATACGGGATAAAACTTGTCTGGGAAACGCCGAACATGCCATCTTTACCCGTACTAACGGCCTCCATACATACTGTTTGCACTTGTTGCGCAATGAAACCTGCCTTAATGTGACATTTTGATTTCTTACGCACAAATTCACTAACTTGAAGGGCCTTTATAATATCCAATCCCTTGACTTTTGTCGGACCGATCGCTTCTTTAAGTCTTTCGTCACTTACATCAGTTATTTTAAATGTACCCGCATTGTTCTCGACATAACCAACAGCAGTACCGTCACCATCTGCACCGTAGAGATAATATGTTTGACCTGTACCATCGTTCAATCCAGCAATAATATATATGCCACTATTCGCGGCATTATTGCCCGCATTGTCAATCGTAAAAGCGTTACTTGCTATGTTACACTTTAGGTGCAAAGGATAACTTGGATCAACACCGATGCCAACATAGCCACCTACAGGTTGGATCTGTAATGAATAGGCGGTAGCGGTAGTATCTACTCTTGCAGATTGAATATAAGTTTTTCCAGACGAAAGAACGCCAAAATTTAATCCATAAGCATTTTCATTTGTCACTGTAAAATTGGTGCTCGGCGAACCAAGAGCAGGAACAGCAGCGAGCAATTCAGCAGTAGGAATCACTACCGCTAATTTACTTTTTGGTACAGTTGTTCCAACGCCTACATATCCGGTCGTTTTCCATGTCATTATTTCTGTCGCACCAGTCTTAATTGTTTGATCTGCCAACGACGAGGTGAACACATACCTCGCGTCACCAATCGATTTAACAGATCCACTAAACGAACCAGTGAAGGCATCAAAAGACGAAGTGAACACATACCTCACATCACTCTGTGAATAAGTAAATGCCCCACTCATTCTTAACAATTGTGGCTGTTTACCGGGCTCAAATGACCAGTTTAAGAAAGTATTTTGATTTCTTTTATTGTTCACGGTCAAACTTCTTCTTGTGTCTTAATAAATCTGCCCCAAATAATCAAATTTCGATTGTCTTCGGAAGCTTGACCATTTACTTGCCTTGCGCTAACGCGAATTTCTCTGGTATTGGTCAAAGGTACGTCTATCGGGAGCCCTATCTCTCTGATCGATAGGTCACTATAGTCTATTGCCTTCTGGTACAATATATCTCTCAATGTTGCCACGGTGACACTACCTGACGTAGCATATTCAATAGATTGGTCTACGGCGAAACCCTTATCTTTAAGGGGTCTTCTTTCTATTCTAATTTCTATATTGTCTGACGTGCCCGTGGACCCCTTGAGCAAATAACAATACAACGAAACATGGTCATATTTTTCAGTGGCCACATCAAACAAATCACCCGGTTCAAATGTAGTAGACAATTTGCCCACTCTTTCGCCAATAGAAAAATCACCATAACCTTTGACAAGTGTATTTTGATCTGCTTGTGGAGGCCATAGAACCTTTACTACAGAACCAATGTGTTTCACTTGGATTATGCTGTCTTCTGCGGTACCTATTCGGCCCGAATCGACGGTACCTAGACCTACATTGCGCATTTGGAAATAACCAGATGAATGAGGAAATTCAGAGACATTGTTAAGTTTGAAGCGCTCGTCAATTGTTCCTGATATTTCCGAAAATACATATCCAAACGAAGTGTTCAACATTTGCGGGCCAAGAGACATAGAATTAGCAGATAGTCTACCCTTTAAAATATAGGCAGCGGCAGATTCTGTCGAAGTCGCAGAACGAAATGTATGACCCGCCACATAAATATAACCATCAGGACCAAGCACCACAGAACCAACTTGCGAACCCAGTGGATTTGTGTTTCTGTGAGCAGACGAGAAAGAGCCACTAGAAGCAGGACTGCTAGATCTTCTAAGTGTAAATTCGCTCAATGCTGCCAAGATTTCGTTCGATCCAGAAATCATACCAACATATCCATTAGATCTGTGATCTCCGGTGTACTGCGTTAATCCATCGGGCCAAAAATCAATATTAACCTGTCCAAAAGATCCACTACTTCCCAAAGTAGTGGATCTTCTTATAAAACCACTATAAACACCTGATTTCTTAAATGAACCATAAGTATATACATCATTGCTGCCAGACGCAATAAATATACCCTGACCCTTCGTCCAAGTTGCACCATCTTTAAATCCATCAACATCTGTCCATGTAGTAGCTCCTCCCGTAGTAGAACGACGAGTAGTATACACAGACCCTGACTCTTGTCCGGTGGCATATACATATCCATTTACTCTATTAACGGCCAAGCCCAAACACGGACCCGATCCCATGCCGCCGATACCAAAATGATCTACCTCAGAAAATACAGACGAACCACTCTTTATGGTCCAATCTTCTCCGGGACCATCATCTCTGTGTCCTCCGACAAATATTTGTCCATTAACGCCCGGACTGCAACAATATGCGGCGGCGGTAGACGTACCCTTAAAAGAATCTACAGTTTCAAAAGGTGCCGAGCCCGAAATAGAACGGCGAACAATCCAATAAGCGTTACAAGTACCAACAACATATATGGTGCCACCGTCGCCCACACAAACATCCCAATACGCATTTATAACGCTAATAGACGAACCCGACGTAAATGTATCGATAATTTCCCAAGTGCTACCATTGTCTCTAGATCGTTTCAGGAAACAAGTATAGGGATATCCGGTCACAGGTTTGTATTGTCCGCAAGCATACAAGTTTCCGTCAGCGGCATATTTTATAGAATGATAACGACAATCCAACGTACCCTCTTTCGATGGTACGTAATCAGAAATGGACCACGTCCAATAACTCGTATCTCTTATCGACATTTTATACTCACTCTATCTTTTTAAGTGTATCATATTTTAAACATGAAATACTATCATTAATAAATTCATTTTCCATATCTCTAAATTTTTTCACGCCGGTATCGGTGAGAGTCTCTTGAAAATTCAATTTGAAATCTCTGAAGGCAAAGATACAAGGAACGGCGGTATCCGGAGCAACAGCGTCATAAAAGTTAACATAAAAAACAAGCTTGACACCAGTATCCGCCAAACAATTCAAAGCAAATGTTTTCTCAAACCAAGAATCGATACTTGAATCTCGTAAATCCATCGTATATTTTTCCCAATTATTATTGATCACAAGAGTTACAGGAACATTGGACTGAATAGAATCAGGATTTACGAACAGCGCTCCGGGGGAAGAAAGATTTCCCCCCGTCGGGCCGCCAGTACCGAAACTTATTTGAACAATCGTGGGTTCTGTTCCTACAAAAGAACGAGACATTTCAAAAGACAAAGACTCTACCTGACGAGGGGCTTCTGCAAGAGCGTTATTGAAATACAAAAACATATCCGGATACTTGTCGCTAGAGGTCAACAATACGCCAGATGCACCATATAAAGATGCCGTAAATGCGACACCACCCAAACCGGTACGAGTCAAGCTACTCGTTATATATGTAATATCATTGACTATATGATAAACTTCTTCGAAACCCATCAAAATAATGCTCTTGATCCTTTGTCGAATCAAAATCATTTACTACAAAACTATTATTGTACTCATTGGACGCACTACTTTGAATAATCACATCATTTCTTCTCGTCCATTCATTTCTATAATTTATACCACAATCAGAAGACTGAATATCTATATTTGTGTCGCCACTTACTTTACTCTTATAGAAAGTATTCGGACATCGATCGGTACGTTCTAGTCCATCTCCGCACATTGATACAAATTGTGGCGAGACACTAGAACTAATAGACCCAGGATAAATATTTCCTTCTATACTTGTTTGTTTGTCTCCCGCAAAAGTAAATACTCCAGATATTTCCGCAGTACCGGGCTCTTGTGGAGTGTGAAATACTGAGTATCTATAGTTATATTTTGGTCTTTCAAGCATGTGGCTTTCGACAACTTGTTCGCCACCAATAAATGTAACTCTGGCTGGCAATAATTGCTTAATAGAATCACTTAGTTTCTTGTCGAACCACTCAAAAAGCTTAAAGAAGTTGGTAAAATTGACACTATCGCTCAATCTCTGAAAATATACTCGTCTTAATTTCTCTAAATCGGAATATTCGTCACGATATTTGTTGACCGGATTGCCTATTGCGTTATTTAGGATGTCCATTGTGGCAAATATTTTTGTTATATCACGGTTTAATGCATCAACCAAATTGAACTCAAGAGACACTTCATTGGTATCATGAGCAATCTCACTTATCGTAAGCTCACTCTTGTTTCTAATACGAATCTTGTTCTCTGTCCACTTCAAATCTACTGACGGACTTAGATAATTGTACTCATACAAAAATTTTTGATATGGATTTTGCCCAGCCGGGAAATTACGACCAGTGCCGGTCTTGTTATTTCTAGATAGGTCAACTATATTTGAAAGAGTTTGGTCTGTTGCGGCTATTTTTTCTTCGTTTAACGCCCAATGGCCCTTCAGTGGATGCGGAAATTCCAATGGATTGTTCACGCCAATATTTTCGAAGTGATAAGCGTGATTATCCAACTCAGAGCCGGACAATTGTCTGTTCCAGAACCTTGCTTCTCCAAAAAATCCTTGAGTTTTGTTAGCAAATAACGTTCCAGAGTTCGCGCCAATGATCATATTATAGGCGCTACCGGTAAATGCGCCACTAAATACAACCGAACCCACGAATGATGCACTAAAATCGATCACATCATTGTCAATTGTTCTCACGGAAATAAACGGATAGCTGCCAGAACCTATACCGGCAGCAATATGAACCATATCTCCGTCAAACACTTCAACAAAACTGCTTGTAAAGCTCTGACCATCGCTGCCGGTCAAAATAAATTGACCAGTTGTATCATATGTCGATGACTTATTCCACAATAGGGCCACAGATCTGGTCTCTGGCTTGTCTACTAGCTGCCAAATGCCGCCCTTTGCAATACTTGTGTCGTAACTTGCACTAGGAAATGGCAATTGAGCCAATACTTCTACCGTATAATGACCCGCAGAACCAGATTGGAATGGTCCAGGCACCTCTACAAAGCTGGAACTTAGCGATCCAATGGACCCGGTACCAATTCCAAGAAGAGATACTACCTTTTCTTTGTGGATTCTTGTATCTTCTATCGATCCACCCGGCAGATATCCATATTCTTTGATGTTAATATTTTCTTTGTTCACGCCCAAGACATTGAAAAAGGCATCCAGATTGTATCGTTTTCCCTTGGTTTTGAGTAAATATGGCAGATTATTGAGAGTTCTTCTCCAAAATTGATTTCTTATCTCCAACAGGGAAACATCCAAAGAGCCGGAACTTAATACCTGTTCTCCGAACAAAAATTGACCAGGCTCTGAGTCGCCAAAGTGTTCCGTCGTCTTCCATCCGAAATATCTTTGCAAATAAGGAAGAAAGAGATCAGGAGTTTCATTGGCGTCATCATAATTTGTGACTCTAAGATTGTCAACCTGATCTATATACAGCTTCAACTCGTCAAAGAATCTTGCCATAGCAAGAGAAAATAACTGCAATAACCCTTCCGCGTTTTCATCTTCATACAACAATCCGGGAGGAATCAAGTTGAAAATGAGATTGTTGTTTCTCTTGTCATATGCCGAGGCTGAGAGTTCCACGCTACTAGTGAACGCTACGACATCTAGGTGGTAGCTGTATAAGATAGGGTCGCCAAGATCTTCCGACATCGTCGCGCCAGAGACCCTACACGCAGTAGTATAATTCGAGAATGTACCGTGGATAGAATTCTTGGAATAGTCTACCACCATCGGATCGACGTTAGTGTATCCTGTTATGCCTTCGTTAAACTTGTAGTACAACCCTACATAGTCTTCCGAAAAGATAGGTCTGTCGTAGTTCTTTTGAATGAAACGTTCGCTAGCCGATAATAATATTCTGACTTCGTCCATCGAGCCAGAATACAAAGCCATATAAGACCAATCTGCGGAACCAGTACCAACACAAACCGTGTATGGTGTAGACTCCATGGTGCCCAAGAATGAAGACGTTACCCAGCCAACCCTCGTACCATCAATATACATTGACGCCGTATGCAGATTGGTATCATGAAGTACCGCAACATTATGGAACGATCCAGTATATGTAGAATAAGATGCCGTCAATTCAAGCGTACGTGAGCCAGAAAAGATATTAAACGTAAGAACGGGTAGAACAGAACTGCTCAAATACAGACGCCAGCCGTGCGCGTCCGCTCCCGCTATCGACCCATTTCCCATGCCCACAATAATTCGCGCACTAGGGCTCTCAGAATATGGATTGATATTTACAGAAACCGCAAAAGAAGAGGTGCCCAAGTACAAAGCATTGTCGTAATCAGATGCTGTAATATATTGATTTGTGCCGTTAAATACTGCATATCCTGCGTGGGCGGGCCATTGCTCAAATACATAACTTTCATAAGCAGAACCAGTCAAAAAGAAAGCATCTATGTCTTCGACAGAGCCATTAAAAGGATATTGAGTGAGAATCTTCTTCTTGGCAATATCAAACTTAGAAACAGCAGAATCGAAAAAGACATGTTGATCAAAATTACTATAATCTACCTTGAGGGAAGATACACCATTCGCCTCCAAAGCTCTCTTGATTCTTTCTCTTTCTTCAATAAAGTCACCAAGAGAATCAAAACATAGTTGTTTTGTGGTAGAAAGATTAGAATCTCTCTTGACGTTCTCCGCAAAAGTAAGGGCAAAACCAGTAGAATTTTTATTATCTGCCATTTTTATACCACTTTAAAGCGGAATCCTTCATCGTAAATCTTACGTTCTCTATTGATGTCAACCAAGAATTTTATGCGATACACAAATCCCGGCACAAAGCTGCTCATATAGAGATCGAAATAATTACCATTTCCGTCGTAGCTCAACTGGGTATATTTAATACTGCCGGTTCCAAATGGGACGATCACTTCACCACTATCGTCGTTAACAATGGAATAATACATTTTTTCTAATCTTAGACTTTCAATATCTGACGACGCGCTATGCAGCGGTCCAACATGAGTTACGTAGTCTCGGTCCATGGTGGTTACAAGTAAGCGAGCCTTTTCGTCCGTGCCGTACACTCTCTTCAAGTTGTCTACATTGGTACTAAGTTCGCCATAGACATCAGCTTGTGAGCCTGTCAAAATAAGAGGCTTGACGGTGCCCGACATATACACCGTACTGCCCACATACCAAATATCTGCCCAAGAAGACGACAAACCAATTGAGGTAGGATGAAAAGTGGCCCTATAGATGCCTGTAGTGACTCTAGACGAGCCGGAAGTCATAACTATAGATGCTGACCCAATACTATCTTGAAGTCTTACTGTGGGGGCGCTAGAGAGGTCTGTTAGCTCTCCGCGTATGACGTTGTATAGGTATAGATTATTGTCTTGATTTATGGCGAAATTGTCGCGATGATCCTTGATCGTATCTTCAAATTGTGCTTCAATATAGGGTAAACGATCGATGTATTTAGACTGTCTAGAGTGAAATGCCTTCCTAAAGTAATCGCCCGTTGATTCTTCGGTGCTACCCAGCTTGACTACTATGCCATTATTTGCTATTGCACCGGTAAGCCAGCATGTAACCATATCGGTTACATTTACTTCTAAGTCTTCTTGACCGTCATCAAAGTGCTGCGAAGCACTACCGTAACTCGCGGTCAGGTAATCAGAACCGGCAACTACCCAATCAGCAGTAGAAATAGGTTGAACCCAATTTGCTACACCACCATCTCTGTCTGTGTCGTCGTCATTACCGACGCCTTCATCCCACGACCGTGACAGAGGAAAAATAAATAGGTCATATGAACTAGGTACCGTATCCGCATGAGCCATATTGAACATTTTCAACTTATATGTCACACTAGAAGACGGAATAACCATGTCTGTGTAAATTTTGCCCGACAACTCTGTAAGTCCAAATTTAATAAGCGATCGAGCTACGTCCATGGCATTGGGCGAAACAGAAGCAGAAAGCGCAAAAATATTTAAAGAAGGAGAGGCTCCATGATTTGAGCCACTAGATGTAACAGAAGTATCATCGGGATTGGCACGATTGGTTATCCAAGTGTCGCGCTCACTGTAGACTCTATAAAAACCCATTATTATAAGATTCCCTTTTCTTGTAGCTCTTTTTGGAACCAAATTTCACTATTGGGATGTTCTTTGTGAAACCATTCCCATTTTTGCCTAGACTTCTCGGACCTAAACCAACCCTTTATTTCTACCCACAAATCTAAGTCTTCTATATACATATCAGGAATATAAATGGACACTTTTCCTGTTTTTGTCTTAAAAGGAGTGTTAAATTTTTTAGGCTGCCATTGATAATCTAATTGATTTTTATTTCTATAATTCACAACTGCTCGCTCATAATTTCCTTTTCCCGATAGTTTTTGCCCAGTTTTCCAGTGAACAAACTCAAACGCATCATTTTGCGTTTTAGCCCCGGCCAAAAATCCACAAAATTGACATCCACCCTGTTTCAACAAACTATTGTAAGACGGAGCACATTCCTGACTACAAATTTTACAGATACATTTTAGTGGCAGCTTACTATTGACATAAACTTTATCTACCCAAATAAGTTTTTTTTCTTCTAAAAACTTCTCTACTTTCTCCACGGACGGAGAAAGTAACCCTGCACATTGCGAACAGCCATAGCCCTTGCTTACCACGCCATCAAATCTCGCCAGCCAGACATATCCACACCGCAAACATTGACATTCTAATCGTTGTTTGTTGTTGACATAATGTAAAGATAACAACTTAATATTTCTATCTAAATAATATTGTTTTACATATTCATATGTATGCCTTCTTGTTTGCGCATCACACTCGGGACAACCATGCCCAAGCATAATGTTGCCAAAAGAAATAAACCAAATATGATTACATTTCACGCATCTACATTCTAGCTTTTCTTTGTTATTCAAATATTGTTTAGACAACAATTCAATATCTCGTTTGCAACAAGATTCCTGAACAAACTCGTATGAATGACTTGGTCTAGCCACAATATTTACCTTGCAGAACCTATGATGTCCTTTCCCAAAAATTTAATTTCAAAAATTGCATTCTCTTTACAGTATATTATACCATTTTCTGTATTCTCGGAAATATTATGTTGTGTATTAGAATAAGTTCGATTATCATAGTTCCCTACCCTATTAATAAACTTTAATTCAATAACTGACAACACACCAGGGATTGCAGCCAATAAAGCATATATGCTAGTCAGATTAATCGGCTGACCTATTTGCCACCTGTCTATGGCAAAATACTCTTGTAGGGCAATAATACAATTTGATAAGACTTCTGATTTAATAAAATCTGGGCTGGACAGAACGCCAAAATTAACAGCTAAATTGATTATTTCCCCGTCTAATTCTTCAATACTATCGGTCATCATCCTGAATCTGCTCAAATAAGTCTTTATATTTTTCTTAAGGTCTAACGGCGCTACAGTTACATAACCATTTGAATCCTTAGATAAAATAATAAGCTCAACTGCATTCTTGTTAATTGCACTGCTCTTTGTTGCTGCTCTAAAAACAGAACCAAATTTGGCAGGCATAGATAATGTTCTTATAACAAAATCCTCGGCAGTAACTAATCGCCCTTGAGCGGCAAAATTGGCCGCAACCAAGCTCTTTATTTCATCAATGGTCATTTCATCTTTGCCGCCTTGAACGGGGCGAGGATTCAATACAGAGAAAGAACCGGCAATATCTTTAATAACAGAAGTAGATAGTGTAGAATCAGCTACATCAAATGTACTATTTGATACAGTTGATACCTCTCCTGCGCCTGCGTTGGTTTTTGCGCCACCACCTACTCGATACGAAACATATAAAGTAGTATTGACAGGAGCGAGACCCATCGTTCTTGTCTTGAGGAAGTTTTGTGGATCTAGAAAAAAATCAGTAAATGAATCTTTGCCATATAACGGTAGAGCCAATTCGCCCAAATCGGGAATTAACTCACCATCAAAATTCTGCGCATCGCCCGTGCCAAAAACTAAAGACATTCTGTTCGTATCAATATTATATTCTGTCACAAACCTGTAAGGTACAGAGCGCAATTTCAATACATACGGCACATTGGCGGCGTCAGCACTAGTATTTGCAACACCATCAAAGACTGTATCTTGTGCCAAATAATCTACCTCATACCACTTATTGCCCTCGGCATCTGTCACGCTTAATACTTCCAAAACATCATCTTCAGAAATGGTAATTTTGGTAAATGGAGCATATGCACCTATTGAGAAGGTAGCTGTCTTGGTTTCTCCAGCTTTTACATCAATTGCTTCTTTGCGAAGAGCGTATGTCTTGGGTTGACCAGTAGACGAATCCCTTTCTGCGACCTCTA